CGAATTGAATGTTGCCTCTTGTTTGATCGTATGTGTACTACCACACGCCACTAAAAATAATGACAATGCTGTAATAGCAACTACGATTTTTGATTTAGAATCCATTTAATACCTCCTTAACGATATTGATTGATTCATCACCTATTTCAGGATAACAATACAATAATATTGCACCTAAAATAAATCCTATTATAAACTTAATCATTTGTTTCCTCCTAGTTTATACCTTCTAATATTGCTATAAAAGCAATCAACATAATAGTTTCTGCCATACCGGCAAGCATTCTGTCTGCACCATTATTATCTGGGTCAAACGGAGCATTCCCAATAATCTCAGTTTCATTACATACCCTAGTCTCTTTTCTTGAGACCTCCATACCGTGTTCAATCTCGGTTGTAATAACTGTTTTACAGTCACCATATATATCATCTGAATATGCCGTTGTCATAATTAATACTGTAATAAGTATCAAAGTCATTGACATAAGATATTTTATTAAAGGGTTGTTCATCTGCCTATATCCTTCACATTTGATTTAGTAATAACTTGATATGCACCTTTATTGTAGGCAGGTGCTACCGTAAAGTTTCGACTCTCTTCTAGACGCCAGTTAACTGCAGGTTTCGTACCTGCAACTTTACCTTTAGTTCTAGTAGGTGCTTTTGTCTCTTCTTCGTATTCTGTCTTTTCTACTTTCATAGATTTTGTATAGATAGGTTTTGATTCACCTATACGATATCTCTTCAAAAACTTTTCGTGATCTTTAAGAGTTTGTATTCTCTCTTCAGTAAGAGGAATAGGTTTTCTCTTTGATCGTTGATATGTGTATATTATAGATCCCATCTTACATTCTGATATATCCATAGTATCCAATCTATGGGTTCGTGTTGACTACCGTATGGTGAATACCATACGATAAAAGCAATAAAGATTGCAGCAAGTAAAACTGATGTAATAATACTAGTCATTAATACATTACCAGTCCTGCTTTACTATTTGCTTTTCTTCTTCTCATTTCGTCAATTCTCTCTTGTTCTTCTCTAGCAGTAATACCAAGTTTGTCTCTAGTATATTTGTATGGGTTCTTTTGAGACCACGCTTCAATCAAGTTTTCTATATGCTTGACTGATATTTTATTACCTCTAAATTCTTGAGGGTGTGATGTTCTGAATTCTTTTAATTCAGTCAACCATTTGACCTTTGCTTTTTTGGTCTTTTTCTCGGCAAACTCTGCCCATAAATTTTCTTTTATACTGTATATTCCCATTTACTCTCCTTTTATTTTCTTTAGGTTAACATAATTCGTTGCTTTTGTCAAGCATTAATTTAGACACTATATCCTGAGGTTCCTGCCCAAGTTAAGTCTGGTGATTCTTCAAGGTCCTCATCATTAATTGGTAGTTCACCATTGGCATTTTCAAATTCATCTAGTATCTTTTGGTACTTTTCAATCTTCTGGTCAATAGCGATATGTACAGAGTCATTGAGATTAACTGCCTCTCTGATCTCTTTTAAATCTTCTATTATTTCTATTATATCGTTCACTTATTACTCCTTTGTTGTTGTTCCTTTAGTGTATCTAAAACTGACTTGTCGGCCGTATGGTTTACCAAGTATGTAGTTTTCAATACACTACCCACGGTCATTCTCCGAAGGCATAGATTTCCTGTCACCGTGGGTGACCATACTCTCGGTGTTTTCGCCTTTTACATTCGCTATGGTTCCATATGCTTTATCTAATCCTTTCTTAATTAAATCTAAACTATCTTCATTTGCTTGATATCTGATACCGACACCCCCTCGAGCAATCCATCTCTCTAGGTTCTTAGGTCTATCATCAATCAATATGTTTGGTATGCCGGTCTTTTTGTCAACTGCATAAGATTCTTTTCTCTTGGTAACTATGATGTCTTTCGGATCAAAATTATGTTTCTTTAACCACTTAGTCTTGTAATATTCTGAGTTCTCGTGGTCGTCTCTGAGTGGTGAGGTATTGATATACCAATCACCACCAGTGTACGACTTAACTAAATCAACTAATTTCTTAGCGAAAGGAAAAACTGGTAAGGTCTCGAAGAAGTTTGTACCTTGTAATTCTTTTATTGAAGTGTCTATTGTAATCTCACCTTTATCTTTCCAGTGATTTACTTTTCTAAATTCTGCGAGTGCTGAAAAGAAGTCAGCGATCACGCCATCCATATCTACATATACTCTACTACTCATCTTAATACTTTCCCAATCATCAGTATTACCCCAATACTTAATGTTATCAACAATAAAAATTCTATCATTAGAGGTCACCAAAATCTTCTTTAAACATTTGATAATAAGCAACAACAGCACAATAAGTAAAAAATGTGAACATTGTTAAACTTGCAATTAATAATATAGTCATATAATCCTTGTTTTTTTTTAATTTATGACTAAATCTATCATATTTTTAGACACAAAACAAGCGAAAAATGAATTAAGTTTCGTTTAAAATCAATAGGTTAGGAGATAAATAATAAGTGTTGCAAAAATACAACACTATTTTAGGGGTTTTAGAGGGTCTTCCACGACATATTTGCATATAAAATACGAATCAGCGATATCTGAGGCAGGTGAGTTGTATCCACAGTCTAGTTCAGATAGTAGGTCTACACCTGCTTTTTCTTTAAAAGCGTCTACCATCATCTCTTTATTTGCGTTGCCCTTATCTGTGGCAAACTTCTTGATAGATGATGGTGCTATGAGTTGAAATGGTATCTCTGCCTTGTAGAATTTGTATTTTAACATACCCATATTCTCTGCAATATGAAATGTTTTACCTTTACTAGCAAATGAATAATCTTCTAGATTAATCATAGGATATTTTGGTTTTACTATATTTTTAGGATAGTATGAGTGTATTGTGTCTATCACCCAATCTGCAATATCTTCATATCGTTGTTGTGGTGTTAGATGTCCTTTATGTAAAGTGCCGGTAATATTAGGTCTAAATGTACCTTCGTATTTTTTCTTATCTGTTAGATAATAGTAATCTTCGGCATTATCTGTTTCTATACAGATTGCAGGACAAGATAGTGAGTAGTCAATACCTATTGATTTAATCGTCATCATCTGAGTCGTGAAACGAGATATCGTTTAGATATGCCTCGTCAGACTCTTCTCTTTCCCAACCACAGAACGGACAATAGATAGGAAGATAATGTTCCTTGTCCATCTCGTGGTCAATTTTATATTCTGCTGAGCAGTTATCACACTTTAACATTAAGCGGCAACCGATGAAGTTATATCTACAAGTTCACAAGCACCAGCAGTACAAGATAGTTCTTGAGTGCCTGTTGTATTATCTTCATCTTCATACTCAGATAACTTTTCAAAGTTTACATCTTTAGGCATTTCTTTTAATGCCTCTTTATATTTCTTTTCATCTATATCTTGATAAGGTGCTTGTTGATATGTATGATCAGAATGTGGTAAGAAACTTACACCTGATACTTCGTCAAAATGTTTGTACACCCAAGCACCAACTTCCATCCATTCTGACTCTTTTACTGATACAGTACAAGATGGTTTGTGTTCGCACCAATGTCTTTGATATTGTAACCAAGTTTCTAATTGTTCGATTGCATTATATCTTTCTCTCGTAATTGCCCCTTTAGGTGCTTTCTGAGGGAAAGAGAATACGGTCACATTATTAGGGTTCATCATATCAGGTTCACTAGGTATGCCTTGATCTTTCATCATCTGAGTTAGTGGGTCTTTATTATCACCTCTTACAGTTCTGATATAATAATCATTATGTCTAGAGTGAATACCTGAAGCACTATCTACTAATTGACTAACTGTACCTGATGGTTTGATACAAGTTGTTGCTGCTGACTGTGGTATCTTTAGTTCAGCGGCAAGTTTCTTATTAGTATCTACTGCTACCTTTTTCATACCTGATAGTAGTTCTTCCTCTGCCTTAATCGTTAGTTTATTATCCATAATGCCTGTAAGAGAAACACCTAGTAGTCTTTCTTCTTCAGTATTATCACGCCATATCTTTCTTAGATATTTGATATCTGTTAGTGTTGATTGATATGTGCCTAATTGTGTTGCAAGTCTAACTTTCTTTCTTAGTGATTTTTCATCATCTGTAGCACGAATAACTACCTCAGTTAGATTACAGAATTGATATGGTCTTAATATAATTTCTGAACAAGGATTAGTACCGAATTCGTGTTCTACATCTCTACGACCATTCTCTTGTACTTTCTTTTTTGCTGCCTCACGATTAAAGATACCTCTCTCGCCAGATTTAGAATCGTATAATGCTTTCCATTCGTGCATAAACAATCCTATATCAGGTGTTCTTGTATAACAAGCAGAGTTATTTGATAATGCTCTTTGAGGATTATCTTGCCACCATTGTCCCATTTTTGCTTTACGAATTCTATCATCTTGAATACTAGACAATGAGATAAGTGCTGATCTTCTAACACCACCTACAACAACCACTTCGCCTATCTTACATACAATATCGTGTGCCTCTAGGCAATCTAATTGACGACCTACAGCATTCTTAAATGTATTAATTGTAAAATCAAATAAGTTTACTAAAGGTTGTGGACCAGAAGCACGACCACCAAAAGTTTTTAGTCTTGCACCTGCAGGTCTAACTTTGTTTACATCAATCTTAGGTATCTGACCTGTGTATAACATAGCAATTAATTCTTTGTATGCTTTTGC